GGTATGGCTATGGATGACCAAGAGCACCAACGTAAACTCCAAGAGATGCAACATAACTTGCAAGGAAAATTAGCAGAGAAGTCTGCACAACTAAAACCAAAATCACAGAAAGGTGAATAATGGACAGAAATCTTGAATTTCTTTTATCCGAGTACAAGGACCGAATGGAAATGCTTTCCGAAGCGCTAATACGCGGTAATTGCCCAACGATAGAAGAGTACAGATACATATGTGGTCAGCTACGTGGTCTCGAAGCTGCATGTGGAATTATCGTAGACCTCAAACAACGAATGGAGAACTCGGATGAGTAACCTAAACTTAGCTCAAGCTATCGACCTCACAGGGTTGGCAGTAAAGGCTAGACAAGATGCATCAATAGAAGCAGAGGTAGGCGACAAAGAGAAAGCATCACAAATCCCAATCCCGACAGGTTATCACATATTATGTGCGATTCCTGAAATGGAAAAGGAATATGAAAGTGGTTTAGTAAAAGCTGATGAAACAGTGAGAATGGAAGAAGTTTTAACTACAGTATTATTTGTAGTTTCACTAGGACCAGACGCGTATAAAGATGAAACTAAATTTCCATCTGGCGCGTGGTGTAAGCAGGGTGACTTTATCCTTGTACGACCAAACTCAGGCAGTCGATTAGTAATCCACGGAAAAGAATTCCGATTAATTAATGATGATACCGTAGAGGCAGTAGTAACAGAACCTCGTGGTATTCGTCGCAAATAGAGGAAACAGAAATGGCTAAATTTGATAGTGAAGGATATAAATTTCCAGACGAACTAGATAACAAGAATGTTGAAATCGAGTTTGATGGCGATGAAATAGATGTAGAACTGGTAGATGACACACCAACGGAGGACCGTAATACAACTCCGCTAACTCCAGAAATTACAGAAGAATTAGAAGAAGCAGACGAATCAGCTGAGTATTCTAAGAATGTAAAGACTAAGTTTAAGCAATACAAAAAAGCTTGGCATGATGAACGTCGTGCTAAAGAGGCAGCCCTACGCGAACAACAAGAAGCATTAGGTATGGCGCAACGAATTCTTGATGATAACAAGCGATTAAAAGGCATGTTACAGTCAGGTGAGAAAGAATTAATCACTACATATCAGACATCTGCTGATTTAGAGTTACAAAAAGCTAGACGAAACTATAAAGAAGCGTATGATTCAGGTGATTCTGATAGATTGCTGGAAGCGCAGGAGGAAATGCTTAACGCCTCATTTAAGGTAGATAAAGCAAAAAGTTTCAAACCTACTGTACAAATAGATGAAAATGATGTACAAATACGTTATCCAGCACAACAGGCTGCTCCGATGGAGCCAAAACTAGCCGAATGGCTAACCGAAAATGAATGGTATGCGGATAAAGAACGAACATATTTAAAAGAATATGCTAAAAAGATTCACGGTAAATTAGCGAGTCAATTTGGAGATTCTTATGTTGGTACTGACGCATATTATAAAAACATATCTAAGGAAGTGAAAAGTCGCTTCCCAGATGAATTTGAAAGTAATGAAGAACAAAACGATGATGGTGATAAACCACAACGTACAAGTAAACCAAGCACAGTAGTTGCGTCAGCCAGACGTAGTACCGGGACCAAGAAAGTCCTACTTACTAAATCGGCACAAGCCATAGCTAAAAAACTAGGTTTGTCAAATGAACAATATGCTGCTGCACTATCTAAATTGGAGTCTTAAAAATGGCTGAAAATAGAACACCTCGTGAAATACAAACTCGTATCGCTGATGAGCGCCCTAAACAGTGGCAAGCTCCTGAACTCTTACCAGAGCCAGATAAAGAAGCAGGATACGCGTACAGATGGATTCGTGTCTCAACACTAAATACAGCGGATGCCCGCAACATATCTAAGTCACTTAGAGAAGGTTGGGAACCTGTGAGGATTGAGGAACAACCCAAATTTAAACTGTTAATGGACCCTAATAGTCGCTTTCAAGAGAATATTGAGGTCGGTGGATTATTGCTTTGCAAGACACCTACTGAATTTGTGCAGCAACGTAAGGCGCATTATGACAACCTTACACAAACACAAGCAGAGGCTGTAGACAATAATTTGATGCGTCAAAGCGACCCTCGTATGCCTATTTTTAAAGAAGGCAAATCAAGTACAAGTAAAGGCTTTGGCAAAGGTAGTTAATTTTAATTTAAGGAGTTTTATATGGCTTATCCACAAGTTCCAGCACCATATGGATATAAGCCCGTAAATTTGATTGGCGGTCAGGTATTTTCTGGCTCAACACGTAACGTAGCAATTCAATACAACTACGCAACGGCAATCGGTTACGGCGATGCAGTAAAAGAAGTAAATGGTTTTGTAACGCGCGCATTAATTGCAAGTGCAACAACAGCTAATCAGGTAACGGGTGTTTTCTTGGGTTGCTACTACACTAACCCAAGTACTAAACAACGTATCTGGAGTCAGTACTATCCGGGTGGTGTTTTAGCTGGTGATATTACTGCAATCATTTCTGATGATTATGATGTTGTATTAAAAGCAGCTGCATGTTCTGCAACAACTGTTATTGGTTCAGTAGCACAAGCAATGATTGGTTCTAACGTAGGTGGTATTGCTAACACAGTTAATATTGCTAACGGCGACTCATTAGCTGCAGTATTAGTTCCAACAGCATTAAGCACAGCAACTTTACCGTTCCGTGTTGTTGATATTGTTCGTGATTCAGCAGTAAACTTAGGTACAGTAACCTTTGCTTCTGGCGCATCAACAACATTAACAGTTAGTGCTTTACCATTCGCATTACCTGTAGGTGCAGATGTTAGTACCTTAGATGCTACTGGTCAGTTAATTCAAAGCGGTTCATACGTATCAGCAGCAGCGACTGCAGGTGCTACATCCGTTACTATCAATGCGGCACCAACGACAGCTTTCGTAGCAAGTTCAACAATGGTGTTTACACAGTATCCAGAAGTACTCGTGAAGTTCAATATCGGCTATCACGGCTACACTTCTGCAACTGCAGTTTAATTAAGGAGTATTTAAATGGCTATTTCACGCGCACAACTACTGAAAGAGTTGCTCCCCGGATTGAACGCATTGTTCGGTTTAGAGTATGCTCGCTACGGTCAAGAACACACTGAGATTTATGAAACAGAAACTTCAGAGCGTTCTTTCGAAGAAGAAACAAAATTGTCTGGCTTCTCAGCTGCACCTGTTAAAGGCGAAGGTTCTGCAATCGCTTATGACAATGCTCAAGAAGCATGGACTGCTCGCTACAACCACGAAACTATCGCCCTTGGCTTCAGCTTAACTGAAGAAGCTATCGAAGATAACTTGTATGACTCATTGTCTGCTCGTTATACTAAGGGTCTAGCTCGTGCTATGGCATATACTAAGCAAGTTAAAGCTGCTGCTGTATTAAACAACGGTTTCTCTGCCCAATATACTGGCGGCGATGGCGTATCTTTATTCAGTGCTGCTCACCCATTAGTAAACGGTGGCGTTAATGCTAACACACCATCAACTCAAGCTGACTTGAACGAAACTTCATTGGAAAATGCTGTTATTCAAATCGCTGCTTGGACTGATGAACGTGGTCTATTAATCGCTGCAAAACCTAAGAAATTGATTGTTCCACCAGCGCTACAATTCGTTGCAACTCGTTTGCTTGAAACTGAATTGCGTGTTGGTACAAACAACAATGACATCAACGCAATTAAGAACAACGGTTCTATCCCAGATGGTTACACAATTAACCACTTCTTTACAGATACTAACGCATGGTTCTTAACTACTGATGTACCTAACGGCATGAAACATTTCGAACGTACTCCTATGCAAAATAGCATGGACGGTGATTTCGATACTGGTAATGTCCGTTACAAATCTCGTGAACGTTATAGCTTCGGTTATTCTGACCCACTAGGTATGTATGGTTCTTCAGGTTCATTCTAAGTAATTAGATTGATTGAAAGGGGCTTCGGCCCCTTTTCTTTTGGCTTCAGACCGTTCATCATGATGATGAATTCGATGGCAATTTGCACATAGCACAACACACTTATCCATAATTTCTTGAATAGCTTTTGTATATGCACCACCCTTAGTAAGTACGTTTATTTTCTGATTATCTGGATGTGGAATTAAGTGATGAAAATCTAAAGTGGCTGGATGATTTTGCCCACATTGAGTACAAGATAAACTAGCTTTAAATTCTTGAAAGTTAGCTCTGGCGCGCTCTTTACTCAGCCTACTCGCAGCTTTTACTTTTTCTTTATTCGCTTCGTAATACTTTTTAGACTGTGCTTTTTGTACTGCTCTCCGTACACCTATGTCTTTATATGGCATAATATTCCTTAAAATACTTGCACAAAATCGTAGAAGTAGTATTATTCATCTATCTGGGTAATTGCTTTTACCGCCACTGCCCCAGCAGACGATGCAACGATTGGTAAAGGCTCTTTTGCATAAGGAAGTATATCATGGGTAGAAGTACATTTGAAGGACCAGTTTTAGCTGGTGATAATCGTTTTGGTCCACTACGTAATGTGGGTTCTATTGAGTTAGTTCAAGGTGCAGATTTAAACTTTGCTAACGTTTCTGGTTCAGGTACTGTGGGTTATCCCGGTGCTTCAGGTCAATTTGTTCAATCAAACAACATTCCAAACGTTCCGGGTACAGTATATAGCCCATCAGCAACAGTATATCCTCCTGTTGTAGTAACACCTACTGCAGATGCTGCTACACTTACATATCGCGGTGTAGTATTTTACTTACCATATGGTTCAAACATTAATGATATTCTTGTAGATGTAGGTACAACTATCGGAGTTACTTCAGGTGCTTTAACAGGTGCAGTAGTAAACTTAGGTAACCAATTCAACGGTACTCAATATGGTGTAGCTACATTAACAGTTACTTCAAACTTAGTTGTTGTAGGTCGTACCGCTGTTACACTTACTGGCGCTAACATAAGTGCAATGCAAAATACTACAGGTGATATCACTAACCCACCTGCAAATGGTCAAGGTTCAGGTCCATACTCATCATTAGTATCACAAGTTGTAGCTACACTAGCACTAACAGGTACAGGTACTCCAGCTCCAAACAGTGGTACATTATATGTAACTGTTCGATATACTCAACTTGACGGTTCTATTGGTTCAACTACAGCTTACCCATACGGTAACTTTGACTAATTAATCTTAGGGGCTTCGGCCCCGCTTTAAACTAAGGAGATTAATTATGACAATGCAATATGATGTAAAAAGCGCTTATTTAGCTGCAACAGGTCAATTTGTGACTGGTCGCTGTAGATTGAAAAATCTTATATTCTTACCTAATGGTACAGCTGGCTCTATAGTTATTTATGATGGTACCGATACTACTGGTCCTATAGTATGGCAAACAAAAACATTAACTGGTGTTCAGCCATTCCAACTTATTGTTCCCGGTGAAGGAATATTAGCATACACAGGTTTGTATGCGGTCTTTACTAACATATCTTCAGCCACAGTCTGCTACGGATAATATATGAGTATACCTGACCACGTAGAAACAGCTAGGGAATTAGCTACTCATGCCAACGAAATTAAGCATTTGCAAAACGATATGGATAAAATGCTTAAAGATATGGGCGAAATTAAAGATACACTTGCCAAAATCAATGAAACTTTGTCTGCTGCTCACGGAGGCTGGCGTATGCTTATCGCTGTGGGTAGTGCTGCTGCTCTTGTTGGCGGATGCGTTGCTTGGTTTTTTGAGCATGTAGGTAAATAATATGGCTAAAGGTGATAAATCAATAGTTCAACAAGGTGAAGATTGGGTTGCTAATAAAGCGCAAAGCGTAAAAGACTTCGCTAACAAAGATATTGATGCATGGAAAGCGATATTAAGTTCATCACCTGATACTACTGCTGATAGTTCTAGTCAAGACACGTCAAGTTCACCCGATATGGGACCTAATGGTAGTGTATGGAAAAGCGGGCATAAAAAAGGCGGAGTAATTAAAGCGCCAATAGTTCGTGGACATGGGATTGAATCTAAAGGGAAAACTAAAGGTAGGTACTTATAATGCCCAGCACATCTAAAAAACAACATAATTTTATGGAAGCAGTAGCAAACAATCCAAAGTTTGCTAAGAAGGTCGGTATTAAACAGTCAGTAGGTAAAGACTTTGAAACCGCTGATAAGGGTAAGAAGTTCAAAGAAGGTGGACCTACATTAGCTGTAGGTCGTGGTGAAAAACTTGCAACTGATAAAGGTGGAAATGTTAATGGCTAAAGAAAATACAAAAGATGATATGGCGCAGGATAAGAAGCTAGTTAAAAAAGCTTTTGGAATGCATGATAAACAAGAACATAAGGGTGAGAATACAGACTTATCTAATCTTAAAAAAGGCGGTATGGCTATGAAAAAGATGGCTAAAGGTGGTATGGCAGAAGGTAGTAAAGACGAAGAAGCTGGCGAAAGCAAAGCATTCGAGGCTAAAGAAGATGAGTCAAAAGAAACAATTGGGCCAAAGAACATGAAAAAAGATGTTGAAACTGGTTCCAATAAACTTAAAAAATTTGGTGAGTCTGCAGTTCAAAAACGTGGTGATACTAAAGGTAAAAACTTAGGTGACTCAGGTCCAACTCGCATGGCTTCTGGTGGCTGTACTCGTGGCGATGGTATTGCAGAACGAGGCAAAACAAAAGGTAGGTACTTATAATGGCTGACGATAAAAAGTTAAGAATGGAAGATTTGGTTGATGTCGAAGCCAAGTTAGCCATGAAGAACCAAATGCGTGATGCACAGATTGCTAAAGATGCAGCTATGGTAAGAGCACAAACTGGCGCGCAAGCTCCACAGGCTAGACCGATGCCTCCACAAGGCGCACCTCGC